GTCATCGAGCAGCTCGGATGGGATACCAAAATCCATCCCGACATGCTGCTCTTCTCGACCATCAAGGCGGCGGTGAACACGCCCTCCTCCGTGCTCGGCTATGACGGCCAACCCTTCTTCTCGGCCACTCATCCGGTCGGCCCGATGGGCAACGCACAAACAGAGGTCGCCAATGTCAACTCCAGCGGCAGCGGTGCCTACTGGTTCCTGGTCGACGCCTCGCGCCCGATCCGGCCTTTCATTTTCCAGCTACGCCGCGAGTACGCAGTCACGCGGATGAACACGCTGACCGACGAGGCGGTGTTCAACCGACGCGAATTCCGCTATGGCGTCGACGGCCGCGCCAACACCGGCGTGGGACTGTGGCAGCTCTGTTACGCGAGCAATCAGGACCTCAGCAATCCAGTCAACTATGGTGCGGCGCGCGCGGCGATGCGCTCGGTCAAGACCGACGGCGGAGTACCGTTCGGCGCGCTCTCCAGCCGCAAGGGCGTGTGCCTCCTGGTGCCGCCATCGCTCGAAGAAGTCGGCCGCCAGCTACTCAACTCGGAGTTCATGGCCGGCGCAGGCACCAGCTCCTCGGTGGCCACGACTAACATCTGGCGCAACAGTGCCGACCTGATCGTCAGCGAGTATCTCGCCTAGTCCCTCCTCCCGATGCGAGCCCGGGACGGAAGCCGCAAGGCTCCGTTCCGGGCCGCCCGCCCCGCAGGCCAGTTAACGCAAGCGACAAGGAAGTACCGGACATGGTTTACGCACAGCCCTCGGACATGATCGCGCGCTATCCCAACCGCGACCTGGTGCAGTTGACCAACGAGGATCCGACCCAGAGCATCGTCAATCAGACAGTCCTGCAACAGGCGCTCGCCGACGCCTCGGCCGAGATCGACGGCTACCTCGAAAGCCGTTTCACGCTGCCGCTCACCGATCCGCCCGCCGTGCTCGCACGCCTGACTTGCGACATCGCGATGTACAGATTGCAGGCGCTGCGTCCGTTGCACGACCTGGAAGAGGCGCGGCGGCGCTACGACGATGCGCTGGCGGTCCTGGTGCGCGTCGCCGACGGCACCCTCACGCTGGGCGTTGCGCCCGATAACCAGGAGCCCCCCGAGGCCGCGGGCGCAGTGGTCACCGACGCGGGCGGCGACTCCTCGGGCGCGCTGCCACGGCGCATTTTTAGCCGCGGCAACCTGAAGGGATTCTGACCATGGGCGTGACGCTGGATAGCGCCTGGGCGGGGCAGATTTTCACGCCGCCCACGCCGCTCGACCTCGCAAGCATCGAGTCGGCGATCGCGGCGCAACTCAGCGCGCAGGTAAGCGCGGTCGAGATCGTGCAATTTCCCGACAAGCCGGCGGCTTACCGCCTTACTCATCGGATTGGGGCAGCCCTGGTGGCCTGGCGCGGCGCTACCTACGGACCGCTGATCGACACTGCGGCGATCGTACAGACGCGCCGGCTCGAATTCGAAGTAACTCTGTTGGTGCGCGACCTGGGATGGAGTTTCGGCGGCGATCCGTCGGGACCCGACCCCGGCGCCTACGCGCTGCTCGAAGCCATCCGCGCCGCGCTAACCGGCTTTCGGCTGCCCGGATGCCGCAAGATGTTCCCCTTGCGGGAACAGTTCCTGGGGCGCGACCCGCAGGGCGGCGTGTGGACCTGGTCGGCGCTCTACGCGCTGGAGACGATGGCGCTGGAGGCGTCGACGCAGGACAACTTCCCGCTGTTCATCAAAGGCACCGCGCTGGAAGAAGGCGGACAGACTGTCACGGTCGGCGTGCCGGCCGCGTACACTTTTAACGATCAGAATCTAATCCAGTTACCAGTGGGGAATGTCGCCAACCTCATAGTCACTCCGGTTGGCGGCGGCAATCCCTATCTAGCCGGCACCGATTACACGTTAGACGCGGTCAACGGATTGTCACGCAAATCGCGAGCGGCGCGATCGCATCCGGAACGACAGTAAACGTCGCCTATACTTACTCCGAGACCGTGACCGCAATCGCCGGAGGCTCCTCGTTTCCGACGGCTCCGACCAACTAGACATCGCGGAGCCTAAACTCCCGCAGGCATTAAAAGAAGGTGAAAGAAGATGCCAGCCAGCTTTCTACATGGAATTGAAACGATCGAAACCTCCACCGGCCCAGTCCCCATCACGGTCGTCAAGTCGGCGGTGTTGGCCTGGTCGGCTCCGCACCGCTGTGGGCGGCGGTTGGGGCGCCGGCGATATGGCAACCCAATCAAGTTGTGGTGCTCGGTCAGCAAGTGGTCGACCCTAACGGTAATATCCAGCAGTGCTCCACCGCGGGCACTACCGGAGCCTCCGCGCCGACCTGGGCGACCATCCTCAACGCCACCACCGCCGACGACACCGCGGTCTGGAAGCTCGTCACCACTATTACCGGGACCCTGTTGCAGGCGCCTACGCTAGTCAATTTCACGGCAAATCCGAATATCGCCGGCTCGGCTGCCGCCTTCGGGCCGCTGATCCAGGGCTACACGATTCCCTATGCGCTCTCGGCCATCCAAGCTCAGGGCGCGGGCCAGGTAATCGTGGTCAACGTCTTCAATCCCTACCTCCACTACACCGCGATCACGGCGCAGGCGATGGCGATGCCGGGAACCGGACCGCAGTTGCTCAATCTGGGGCACATGGGCGTCTGGAACGTAGTAGTCAAAAACGCAGCCGGCTCGATTACCTATATCAACGGGACTGACTATACGCTCGATCCTATAAACGGAATCGTCGCGCAGAAGGCCGGAGGCGCCATTACCAGCGGCGAAGCGCTGAGCGTCTCCTTCAGCTACGCCGACCCCACCAAAGTGGAGGATAGCGACATCGTAGGCTCGGTCACCGGCACGATGTACACAGGGATCCAGGCGCTGCGCACGACCTATGGCACGATGGGCTTCTTCCCGAAGATCCTGATCGCGCCGGGGCACTCGCAGGATGCCGCGACCGCCAGCGCGCTGATTGCGACGGCGCTGACCGTCCGCGCCGTGGCGCTGATCGACTCACCACCGTCGATCTCCCCAGCCACCGCGATTGCCAATCGCGGCGTCGCCGGCAACGTGTTCGACACCAGCTCGGACCGGGCTCTCCTCTGCTATCCGCAAGAGCAATTCTACGACCTGGGCCTGGTCCCGACCGGTGTTACGCTTAATTCGGCGGGCACCCCCGTGCAGAACGCGGCCAACCTCACTGCGGTTGGACCGTATTCGCAGTGGGTGGCTGGAACGATCGCCGCCAAAGACCTGCAGCAAGGCTATTGGTGGTCGCCCTCCAATACCCAGATGGTAGGCCCGCTCGGTCCCGACGTTACGCTCTATGCCTCCGTGCTGGATTCGGCGAGCGACGTAAACAATCTGAACGCGCAAGGTATCGTGACCGTGTTCAACGCTTTTGGCACTGGCCTGCGGGTATGGGGCAACCGCTCCGCCGCCTATCCGACGGTGACCACGCCTAACAACTTCATCAGCGTACGCCGCACGATGGACGTGATCGAGGAATCGGTGGAACTCGCGATGCTCCAGTTCATCGATCAGCCGATCAGCAACGCGCTCATCTCGGCGATACTGGCCAGTGTCAACGCCTTCATCCGCAGCCTCATCGGGCGTGGCGCACTGGTGGCCGGCGTTGCCAGTTACAATCCCGCTGAAAATCCCACCAACCAGATCGCCGCCGGACAACTGGTCTTCGATATTGACGTAATGCCGCCCCCGCCAGCCGAGCGCCTGACCTTCAACGTCTACATCGATTCCACACTCCTGAGTGGTCTCGGCAACACCAGCGCGCTGACCGCGGTCACGCTCAACGCCTAAGACGAAACTAATCGGGGTCGCGGGCGCCGCGCGCGTCCGGGCCCGACGAGGCTCATCGCTATGTCAAACCTTGCCGTCAATCGAGTCACCAATGCCAACGTCTATATCGACGGCATCGGTCTTCTGGGCCGCGCGGAGGAGATCGAGGTCGCCAAACCCAAGCACAAGATGGTCGACCATAAGGGGCTTGGGATGGCCGGCTCTGCAAAGTTCTGGGCCGGCGTCGATAAGCTGGAAGCCAAGATCAAGTGGGCCTCGATTTATCCGGAGGCCGAAACGGTCCTGAACAGCCCCTTTGTTGCTCACTACTTCCAGGTGCGCAGCAATCTCGAAACCTACACCAGCCAGGGACGCACCCAGGAGCAGCCGCTTGTCTACCTGATGACCGGGATATTCAAAGACGCCGGCGCGATGAACTTCAAGCTGCACGAGGGAGTGGATACCACGTCACTAATCTCAGTGTATCACTCCGAACTGTATATCGGGGGCGCCCAGATTTTCCTGTTCGACGTAATGGCGAATATCTACGTAGTCAATGGCGTCGACCAGCTCGCTAATTTCCGCACCAACCTGGGCGGCTAGTTAACTCCACTGCTCTCCTGTTTTCAGGGCCGCTTCCTAGCGGAATTCGTGAACGATCAATCGCAATTCGCCGGAGATTCTCATGGCTGAAACACAACCGCCCGAGCAGTCCGCAACGACCCGCGGATCGCGCAGCATCGCGTTGCCCTCCGGCAAGACCGCCATTATCCGCAAAGGCAAGGGACGCGACCTGATGCGCGCGCAACGTGCCGTTGCAGGCAATCCCGACCCGACTGCCGTGGTCTTCGC